CAGATACTTAGACGGGATCATTTTCAATGTCAGGAGGCAAAAAGGTATGGAAAGTATATGGAAGCAGTGATAGTACATCACATCTATCCATTAGAAGAGTATCCAGAACTTGCATTGAAGAGCTGGAATTTGATTAGCCTGTCGAAAGAATATCATAATCAGATGCATGACAGGAAGACAAATAAAATCACAGATGTTGGTGCGTATTGGCAGAGAAAAAGAAAAAAAGATTTTGATAAATGGAAAGAAAGGCCCCCCTCCCTTTGTGAAAAAAGAAATCGGTATTGGAGAAACGGGCTAGAGGACTCTTTCCAATAGCGGGAATATTTGAAAATATTTTTTCCGGAGGAAAGGAAGTGGACCAAATTGGCAAAAAGTACGCCCACAAGGGACAGTATAAAAAAGAGGACAATCAATTACATGAAAGAGCTGGGAACCTATAAAATACAGTATAATCAAGTGGTTGAGGTTTATTCCGATATGCTGTACCAGTATAATATTCTAAGTAAAAAATTTGAAGAAGAAGGGTTTGAGGCAACTATCGATACAGAAAAAAGTGGTGGAAAAAAATCGCCAATTTTGGCAAGCCTAGAGAACCTGCGAAAGGATATTGGAACCTATTCGGACCGTCTGATGTTAAATGCTAAAACATACAATGCGGAGATAGAACAGCCGAAAAAAGAGAAGTCAGTATTTGCGAGGCTCTTAGAAGGGCAAACATAATACATGGATTTAACTAATATTTCTTCACCGCATTTTCAGACGGCTGTGAAATACGCAAAGAACATTGTATCGAAGAAGATTCTGGCAAATAAGGACCGGATTCTTGCATGTAATAGATTTCTAAAAGATTTGGAAAGATCGGATTTGGATTTCAGGCAGGAGCAATTTGATTTTGTGATTGCTATGATTGAGGGGACGATACATCATGTTCAAGGAGAAGATAAGGAAGGCAACAGCTATAAAGGAAAACTGATGAAATTAACAGATTGGCAGAAATTTGTAATTGTTAATCTGTTTGGTTTCTTCCGTAAAGGGACAGAGATCCGGCGCTTTAATGAAGCGCTTATTTTTTTACCCAGAAAACAAGGAAAAACCTCATTTAGTGCAGCTTTGGCAGAAGCGAAGAGCATCCTCGACAGGCGATCTGGGGCAAAAACATATATTGTGGCGAATTCCGTAAAGCAAACATTAGAGAGTTTCAATTTCCTGGTTGATAATGTGTTGGGTTTGAAACCGAATGTAAGGAAACTGAGAATCCGGGATAATAATCAGGAACATTCCATCGCGGTCGATTTTGGAGACGGTACAGCGGATATTTTCGCTATTGCAAATCAGGAAGATAAGTTGGATTCATTGAACTGTAATTGTTTGATCCTGGATGAACTTCATTCTTGGAAACGCGCCGGAGCAAAGAAATACACATTGATGAAAAATGCGATGAAAGCATATCGGAATAAATTGTTGATTGGAATATCGACTGCGGGAGATATTCCAGACGGATTTCTTGCGAATAGACTGGAAACATTACAAAAGGTGTTAAATGGAAGTATAACAGACAAGACATACGATTCCTATTTCATATTTATTTGTAAGGCGGATCAAGATGAGGAAGGCAATATATTAAATAGCAAAGGTAAGATCACAAGGATGGATGATCCGGAAGTTTTGCGGATGTGCACGCCATCAATCGGTGTAACGGTTACTCTGGAAGATTTGATTTCCGATGCGGAGCAGGCAATGAATGAACCACAGTTAAGAACCGAATATCTAAATAAAACGCTGAATATCTTCACGAACGCCTTGAACGCCTATTTTGATATCAATGAATTTCGGGCTTCGGATAACCAGTATGAA